ACACCTGATTTAGTTATTGGTTTTTCAAGCCCTACATAATCCCATAATATCTTTCCAGCAATTTCTCCAAGCTCTTTTATGACGTTGTTTATTTTAGTTTTTGCTTCAATAGTTTTAATGTTGTAATTATCAGAAATCATTACTCTTGCAACTTTTTGAAAATCCACCATTGAATAATTATCACTTAATTGAGCCATTTCAAAATCGTAATTAAATATTTTGGCGGCATCTACATGGCGTTGCTTTAATTTATTTTCAATTCTCCATCGCTCAAAAACTGACAATCTTCTTTGTCTATAGACTCCAGCTTTGTTAGTTTCTTCAATAACAATTGGTTCTGAAGGATCAATTTTTAACATATGTCTCCTTGTTCGTGATAATTTTTTTATTCGTTTTGAAATTTTTTAGATTCCTCTCCAATTTTAATTAGATCTTTTCCTAATTTAATTATTTGGTCTTCAGACAAAACAACAATTTTATTATCAATGTTTAATTTTATTTTATCGTTATCTTTAACCCAAATTAATCTCATTATATCCTCTATTAGACTCTTGGTGAAGTTCTGAGCTAAAGGCAAAGCACGACCACCCTCAGAATATATCTAAGGATGGTGCTTGCCTCTGCGTGAAGATTAGACTCCTGGAGCCAGTCCCTCGCTATCGGCCTATTATATGAGATAACCACATAATAGTCGGTGTCTACTATACGACCTCGTTATCAGGCCACTAACCACTCTCACACCTTTCGCACCAAGTTTGCCCTATGGTTAGACCCCACAGTAGGGCTTTAAATCAAATGCGCTGCCGTTTTACCCGACCACATTTAATCGAGGCTTTTTCATATGCTGTAACAAATTCCGCATTTTATCAGCCATTTCTTTTCTTTCATCTTCATCTTGATCTTCATAACGTGCTTGATTTAACCACGTTGCCGCTAATGGAATAAATCTTTGCTCTGTTTCTTCGACAATATTTGTTTTGTATCTAAAAGCAAGAGCTGCCTCAACTAATTCTTCTGGAGTAGATCGCGCTAATATTTTAACCCCACAAGTTGCGGTCATTTTACCTTTAGTCGTTATTTCCTCGAATGTAGCTCTTGCCACAGCCTTACATGATTTTCTAGGGTACACTTCCCAAAATTCTTCAAATGTCATTTCACCCTCGCTTGATATTCTTGTTCTGCCTTGCGACTACAAATTAAGCAAGCATCCAAACCACCAGAAATAATCTTTTCTTCATGTGGCTCATATTTAAAACCTGTCTCTGTTCTCACTGGTCTATGAATAATTGCCATTTTAACAACCTTCGGTCTAAGTACCTCAATTTTCCCTTTACACTCACACATAAGGAGACTCAAATTCTATACGACCTGTTTCACCTTCTTTTCTTTTATCAACCATAATTTTGTGTGATGCTTTAAGATTTTTATAAATGTCTTCAAGCATTGGCTTGGAATATTTCCCAATTGGAATTGATAACTCCGTTAATCGACTTGAAATAATTTTTCCTAATTTTTCATCCACCCATAATCCAAATTCATGAGGGCGGTCTGTCAAATAGGAATGACATTTTGCACAATGAGAAACAGCGTTGATAGGCTCCCAACGCAATCGCCTAAACTTTCGGCTTACAATGTGACTACAGTGAAGTCTTTGCCGTTCGCCTTCAACCACAAATTCGCCACATCGTTCACAACACCAATTTGACCTCTCTCGTATCAAAAGGCTAAAAATAGCATCACGTTTATCACGCTTCATGGCATATCCAAAAAAGAATCTGGCAATTTGACGTTCATTTCTTTAGCTCTTTGCAAAACCTTAAACCGATATTTCCAAGGTATTCCACGCCTTTTCCAATTAGAAATATTTTGCGTAGACAAACCAAAAACACCAGCAACTCTCGTGGTTCCACCTATAAGCTCAATTATATTTGAATGTTTCATATTATGAATGTAACAAAAAGTTTTAAAAAAGTAAAATAGAAACTTTACATTAGTAACAAAATGTTTATAGTAAGCATATAACAAAAGGAGAGAGACATGACACAAAAAGTCCACGTTACTTTAACAAACGAAGAAATTAGGTTTTTACTGTTTGTTCTACAAGATCGCTTTATTCACGATCTAGACCAAAATTCAGTTGATGACATCACTGGAAAGCATGGGAATATAATCGCTCAAGAATTGAAAGAGAAAGTTTTAGATGCAGTAGAGTATGGGCGGAGCCTCGACTTACCTTAACCATAACAAGTGGGGGGGGGTGGTTCCCCCCGAAACCCCGAAAGGGGTCTGGTCAACCAAATGGAGAGAGAACATGAAAAAGAAAATTGTTAAGAAACTTTGGCAAGGTAAATTTTGCTCTGTCAGAGATTATGAAGTTAGAGACGCAATCAAAAAGGGCGGTCTTGAGCTTCAGCATGATAATCAAATCATGCGTTTGAATGTTAATGAACTGCGCCAGTTAAAGCCTACTGGCAAGCCCATTCAATCCAAATTTAAAGGCTCATATCACTTGATTGACATAACTTTTAAACCTTTGACGGAAGATGTTAATCAACAAAAATTGTTTTAATTTATTTTAATTTGTTTATAATAAAAACTGGAGAGAGAAAAATGAAAAAAGCAACAGAACAAGCTGTTGAATTTGCCTTAAAAGCAATTCGCATGGCTGTAGCAAATCCTGATTTATACAAAGATAAAAGAAGCCGTTACCAGTATAATCTGTCGATGGCCGTTGTGCGTCAGGCTACTCAAAAATATGAACTAGTTTTTGAGGGTGACGAAACTGTAAGATTAATTAACAAAATCGTTTGAGGAGAGAGAGAAATGATTGATAAAAAAAATGCACTGTTTATGGCTCTATCAAAATTTCAAGGAGAAATTGTTGGAGCAAAGAAAAAAACCGAAGGGCATTATTATAAATATTCAGACCTTCAAACAGTCTGGGAAATGATTCGCAAGCCCCTAAGTTCAAATGGTTTATTTGTTCACCAAGCGGTTCACGATAGACCAGGAGAAAAGGTCTTAGTCACCACCATTTATCATAAAGATGGTGGTTCAATTCATGATGGTGGGATTCCATTACTTTTAAACAAAAGAGATATGCAGGGAATAGGATCTGCGATCACATACGCTAGACGATATGGATTAATGGCAGGATTAGGCATAGCCTCTGAGGATGATGATGGCGTAAGAGCAGGGCTTGAGCCAGAATTTATTTCGCAAAAAGAAGTAAATTATATTAAATCTTTCTTCCATAATTCCAGCCGCCTTGGCGATATTGATTTAAAAGCATATTTTGAGCTTTTAAAATGTAAAAATTTTGAATCAATCCCAAAAGAAAAATATTTTTACGCCATAGAATTGCTTAAACAAAAAGAGCAAAGTTTGAAAAGTAAATCAAATGGATAAATTAATTCAAAGATCAGACGAATGGTTTGAAGCTCGTTTGGGTAAAGTTACAGCGTCCAGGATTTCGGACGTTGTAGCCCAAACTAAATCGGGTTATGGAGCAAGTCGGGCAAGATACATGGGTGAATTAATTGCTGAAACAATGACCAAAACCCCCACAGCATCTTACTCTAATTCAGCAATGCAGCGGGGCTTGGACACTGAACCAGAAGCTGTAAAGGCTTATACTTTTATTACTGATTTTAATTTAACAGAAATTGGTTTTGTAGATCATCCCACAATTTCTAATAGTGGTTGCAGTCCAGATCGCCTTGTTGGTGACGATGGATTAGTTGAAATTAAATGTCCTCTTACTCACACGCACATTGAAACCTTGCTTGATAAGAAAGTTCCTCAAAAATATCTAAATCAAATGCTCTGGCAAATGGCTTGCACCGAAAGACAATGGTGCGATTTTGTATCTTTTGACCCACGAATGCCTGTGAAAAATCAAATTTTTATTAAAAGGGTTGAGCGAGATCAATCAAAAATTGATGAGTTAGAAGAAAAAGTTATTGATTTTTTAAACGAAATGAACAAGAAAATTAATGAATTGGAGAGTTTAAATGTTGAATAAAGTCATTTTAATTGGGCATCTTGGCAAAGAACCTGAGACAAAACATTCTCAAAATGGGAAAAAAATAGTTAACTTTTCATTAGCTACTACTGAAAAATATAAAAATGAAGAAAAGACCGAATGGCATAAAATTGTTATTTTTAATGACCATTTATCTAATATTGCTGAAAAATATTTGAAGAAGGGTTCCAAGATATATCTAGAAGGCAAAGTCCAAACTAGAAAATGGACTGGAAACGATGGCGTAGATAAATATATAACTGAAATAATTTTAGGGTTTAATTCAGTTTTGCAAATGCTAGATAGCCGAAATAACAGCCCACAAAGCGCATCTGTTACCTCTGAGGCAGTAGCACCCTCTGAAACTTCTTCACACGCTTCTACGGCTGAATTAGACGACCAAATCCCTTTTTAAAGAGGTGCATTATGAAAGATGAAATATTTGCTTATTTAGATGCTTTGCATGAAAAAGCTGACGCGAATATGTGGGAAGCTCCAGCCCTTGTTTCTAAAATGTTTAAAGTCAATAAAGAATTAGCGAGGGGAATTGTTGCAATCTGGATTTCACAACAAGACGATTTTTACAAGAGGTCAAAATGATTGATATAAATTCTGCATTAGATAACGCTTCAAAAACAGCGTTAAAATTTGCTCAGTTAGATGGGGAAGCGCGAATGTTAGAGAAATTTGAAAAAGTTTTACTATCAGAGCTTGTCAATCAATCAAATGAATCTAGCGTTGCCAAAGCAGAACATTTTGCGAGACGGCATATTAAATATAAAGATCATATTGAAAAAATGGTTAAAGCTCGAACAAATGCTAATATTGTTAAGGCTGAGTGGGAAGCGATTCAAATGAGATTTGAGTCTTGGAGAACTTTAGAATCGACAAAAAGAGCGGAGATGAATTTGCGATGATTGATTTTTTAACGTATTGGTTCTGGCGAAAATGGAAAAGAAAAAAAAGAACGCCAAACATAATTAATAATGTTCGATTGGGCGGAACAGGTCGAAGGTATAGGAAAAATGCTAAAGGCTCATAAAGTTATAGATTATTTTAATGCCCATGATGTTTCTGGTGGTTCTTTTGTAGGTGATAAAAATGTGGTTAAGGTAAAATCTCATTTAGCCCAAGTTATTGACTTATCAGGCAAGTTTGATTTAGGGCAACATACAGCAAAAGACTTTGATGTATTAGCAATGACTGGCTTTGACCAACTAAAAGCTAATTTAGTTGCAATGCCTTATCCTTATACCTATGTGGAAATAGAACTGACATCTGATCCAAGTGCAGGAGATACTTTTAGAGGGTGGGGAAAAGGCAAATATGCAGTAATCATTCGCAACTCCGCTAAATCTATAGCTGAAATGCGGGGAACGGAAACCGCATTAAAGACTGCTAAAATTCTGCACAAAGATTTTTCTGAACAAGAATATGATAAAGTATCTATTGATAAGGAATACTCAAGCAAATGGTATATTCATGTTTTAGGATTTAATAAAAAGGTTATTGAAAATGTCGGAGGCATGGTCACAGTTATGACCTCTGAAAAACAGCGAGTTAGTTATAAAGCTATTCACGATCCGCATAAGGAAAACTCGCAAGAGTTTGATCCTCTTGACGAAGAGTTAGAACAATCTTTGGGACAATCTTATGTAAATATGATGGGTGCAATACAGGCGATTGTTAATGCAAAAGGAGTTGATACTCGCACAATTTTGCCCCCAGAAAAATTAAATAAAAAAAGAATAAAGAAAGGCAAAACTCCGCTGTACTCACATAATGTTGTGACGTTTGGTGGCATATCATCCAGTGGTAATATTGTAGGGGCTGGCATGAAAAGAGCTTCACCTAGACAGCATTGGAGAAGAGGTTTTATTCGTACCTTATCGTCAGGCAAACAAATAGCAATACAAGCTACCCTAGTAAATGGACGAGGGTTTATATCTAAAGAATACGCATATGCAAATGATAATAAAAAAACAAATAAAAAATCGGATGTTATTAGAGTGCGAGTCTAGGTTCTCTCTCCAGATTCCCTAGCAGAACTGGAAACAGTTCCGCACTCACCAAAATTAACCCTTTACACTACGTAACAAAATGTTTATAATGGTTGTATAACAAATGGAGAGAGAGTTATGAAAAAAAATACTGCAATTAATATTTTAAAAAACAGAGCTAAAGACCATTATAACAAATCATTCGATTGGTTAATTGATTGGATGGACAAGGAATTTGAAAAAGTAAATTTTTGTCACGAAACAACAAATGTTGTCAAAGCCTATAAAATTTATAAGCAAGGAGAGTGACATGAATTACGCACACATTAAAACCAAAACTGCTTGGCTTTGGACTGAGTTCGGAGAATCTTACGCTTCGAGAGTTTTTCCCGAAGTGGTGGCAGAGCTTCCTGTTTATGTAAAAGGCAAGAAAAAGGGAAAGATTAAAGACCATCGAATTGAATGGGAAAAAGTGGAAAAAGGCGGTTGGGTTAAGGTTGGAGAATATCAAAACGGCTATGTTGAAAGACGTGTTGGCAAAGTTATCAAGGTTAGCCTGATCAAGTCACCTTGGGGATGCAAGGATGAAGTTGTAGCTGAAACAGAGGGTGGTAATAAAGGAAAAGCTCATGCTTAAACTCCGAAACAAGCAGAGGATGAACATTGTAATTCCTTGTCAAGAATGTGAAGGGGAAGGGGTGTTGGCGGATCGACACCCCAATGACCCTAGTTGCCAATCAATTGAGTGCCATGTTTGTGGTGGCGAAGGGGAAGTTGAGGTGAATAATGGCAACAACTAAATTAGAGAGGGCTGTCGACAATTATGTTGATAATATGTCTCATGAAGAACTGAGAGAATTTGTGTTTAGTCAGCTATTGGAAGATATAGACATAGGTTGGCAATGTAAAACTTTTTCTTATCTAGGAATAAACAGTAAAAAAGAGTTTATTGAAAAATGGGGAAATAATGAATAAAAAACTTTTGTTAGAATTAAAGCCAAAAGAATTACTTACAGAATTTTTAGAAGATTATAATTCTTTGCATAAAATTAATATTGAGAAATCTAAAAAATTAATAAAACAGGCAATTTTTTATTATCAAAAAAAAATAAAAATTCCGCATTATGTTAAACAACTTGAAGACAAATGGTATAACACATTTGATTATACAATTTATGACGATCAATATTATTTCACAGACCTTTGGGCTTGTTGGAATTTATATAGCAGGCAATATGTTTTATCAATTCAAAAAGACAAAAAAATATTTGAATTTTTAAAACAAAATATAAAATCTATTGTAGATTTAGGGTGTGGAATTGGATACTCAACAGCAATGTTAAAACAAATGTTTCCTGTTTTTGATGTTTATGGAACAAATTTGCCAACAACAAAACAATATAATTTTTGTTGTGAAATGGGAAAAACATACAAATTTCAAGTAACAGATAACGTGCAAAATATAAATAAAAAAATAGATTTAATATTTGCCTCTGAATATTTTGAACACATCGAAAACCCTACAGATCATATAAAAAAAATAATTGAAACCTTAGAACCAAAATGTTTGTTTTTAGCCAATTCATTTAATACCAAATCAGTAGGTCATTTTATTAAATATAAACAACAAAATAATTTATCTACAGAAATTTATGACCAAGGTTTAGCGAGTAGAAAATTTAATAAAGTTCTAAGAAATCTTGATTATGTATCCGTCAAAACAACTTTATGGAACAATAGACCCCGATTATGGCTTAAATCAAATATTGTAAAAAATTATGAATAAAAAACTTAAATCTCCAGAACAAATATTTTTATTTAAAAAAGATGAGTTATTAAAAGATTGGGAACAACATTATACAAATATGCCTGAGTATAATAATTCTGAAATTGATGGAGCAGAAATAACCTGCAAATTCAAATTTCGTTGCAAAGATGACTATGAAGATTTTAAAGAAAAAGTAAAAAAATATATTTACAATGGTGAAAAGTTTATTGATGGAAATCAGAGTGAAACAGAAAAACAGTCGTGGTATCCGCTAATTGAAAAAACATCTAACTATTTTTACTCTGGCAACAAACATCCAAGATTTCCTATCTACATTATCAGTAAGGGTAGATATAAAAAAAATCCTACTTCTAAAATTTTAAATAAAATGAATGTTAAATATAAAGTAATTGTTGAAAAAAACGAATATAATTTATACAAAAAAATTATTAATGAAAAAAATTTATTAATTTTACCTGATGAATATAAAAAAGAATATGACACATTTTGGAATGACAAAGATTTACAAACAGGAAGTGGACCAGCAAGAAATTTTGCGTGGGATCACTCAATTAAACAAGGATTTGATTACCATTGGGTGTTAGATGATAACATTGAATCTTTTGTAAGATTTAACAATAATAAAAAAATACAGTGTTTTTCTGGTGATCCATTTTATATTCTTGAAGATTTTATTTTACGATATACAAATATTTTTATTAGTGGGTTTAATTATGCTAATTTTTTACATTGGCACGAATTTAGACCACCAATACAATTTAATACAAGAGTTTATAGTTGTTTATTAATTAACAACAAATTGCCTTTACGTTGGCGTGGCAGATATAATGAAGACACTGATCTTTGCATTAGAGCTTTAAAAATGGGATATTGCACCTTATTAACAAATGTTTTTTTGCAAGGGAAAATGAGTACAATGAAAATGAAAGGCGGGAATACTACAACAATTTATGTAAATGGAACAAAAGAAAAATCACAAATGATTGAAGATATGCACCCAGATATCTGTCGAGTTGCTTGGAAATTTAACAGGTGGCATCATCACTGTGATTATAAAAAGTTTAAATACAACAAACCTATTTTAAAAACAGATGAGACAAATTTAAAAAACATTAATAATTATAGCATGATTTTAAATAAAAAAAATTAATCGTTATTTGTTTCATGTGAAACATTTTGCTCACCATCACAACAATCCAGGACAGGACGCTTACAGCGAGGACATTCGTAATGGGATCTTACTATTACATAGCGTGTCCACTCCCCGCACCACGGACAATGCTCTTCTAAATTCAAAGACATTTTTCTTCAAACCACCAAACAGGTAAAATTTCTGTGCCAGCAATGAGGACACAAATCTCGTTCCCTTGGCGAAGGGTTGCTGAAAATGTTGGGTTGTCTAAATTTTTATTTTTATAAATTTCAAAAAGTAAATGCGGATTATTTTTTAAAACCCCAAAAACATATTGCTCTTCACCCACTTGTTCTTGACCTTCTTGAAACGCCTTTAGCGGCATACAAAACATAGGTAATAGTTTCTTTTGAAAACGCGGTTGTTCGCTATGTAAATAGCTTGGAAATAATAAGACAAATAATGTTACAAAATATTTCACGATAAAAATAATTTCCTTTCAGCCGCTCTCCTCAACACTAGCCCTTTGAGGATTTTGCCGCCAGCCCTACGCCATTTGGGGAACTCATCAGCTGCCCCCTCAAAATCTCCCCTGTTAATTTTCCTTCTCAGTGTACTTGACTGCAATCTCCCAGACCCCAGATTATAAACAAAGCTCTGCAACGCAGAATGTTCATTCTCATTTAATTCGACTTTGATAAGACGATCCACCGCTTTCTCGCTATTACGGATTTCTCGTAAAAGTAAGATTTCGGCCTCATCTTTAGTAATCGGGGAGTGGTGTAAGGTAACACGACTGCCATCAAAGCTCCAAGTACTACCATATCCAATGGTGGGAACCATCGCGGAGCAGAAGTACGGCTCAGAACGGAATCCTTCAAATGTTTTGATTAAATTTAAACCTATCTCATTTATTCTCATTTTTTCGCTCTACTGATAGCCCGACCTCCGAACCAAAATGCGATGACGGCTGCAAAGAGAGCTTTGGTGTCTTCATCCCAGACGGCATTGAGCGCATCCAATCCAGATATCCCTTGGGAAGTGAGAGCGAGATACGCGGAGATTTCAACGAAACAGAAGAGCAGGAAGAAAGCGTAAGTGATAACAGGACGAACAGAACCGCGAAGGCCATCCACCCATTTAACCCCTGTAGGCTGCATCGATTTCTGTAATGCCTCAACTTCTCGAATATCCGCTTCAACATTGACCATTTCCAGTTTTTGTATTGCCAGTTCTTTTTGTTGTTTGATCTGCACTTCCATCACTGCAAGTTCGTGTTTTTTGTCGCTTTTGTCCTGGAAATAATCCATAACCTTTGGCAAAAAAGAAGTGCCAAATCCTAGCAAAGAACCTAAAAGGCTTAACATAATCAACTCCCTTTAATTCTAAATATCTAACAACTGCTATACCAATCATTTAGATTTTAATTCTTTAATAGCAGTTTCAATGTATTCTAATTTAACTGTGTGCCTCTCAGACAATCGACTTGTCTTGTCCATAACATCTGGAGCCATCATTTTTGCGATGACATTTAATCGCTGCTCATTTGTTGCAATGCTGTTATCTATTTTATCAACTCGATTATCTGACTCACGCAAGCGTTTTTCAACGTCTTTCAGCATTTCAGTTAATCTAGCTATTTGGCTCTTAGCTACTGCCGCCGCGCCAGCCATTGAGACAACAATGCCACCAATAGTTGCTAGGAGTTTTATGTCTACAGAACCATCCATTTTAGCAACTCTTACAGTTTTTTAGAATTATCCACGCAATAATGCCAACGACTGACAGTACAATCGCTAATTGCCAAATCGCTTTCCAAACGGAATCCCAGAAGATCTTATCTTTTTTTCTTTTCTTTGCTAAATACGCCTTTGCTTTTTCTTCCTGGGCTTTCTTTTCTTTGAGCCGTTCTTCGCGCAGTTGCAATATTTGGTCAAACGTGCCTTCGCCAAATTTGCTGTTAATTGCAATACTTAAATTCAAAATCGCTCTATCCAGCTTCTTACGCTCAAGCACCTCAGCGGTAATTGCACTCAATGAAGTATCAGAATTATCACCATCCGTTTTTTCAGCGATCGCTTTTTGCATTGCGCTCTGTGGTTTATTCTTAGCGTCTGCAACGTGCTGTTCAACTTTGTCTTTTTGCTCAAACAAGTTGTCAAGATGACCCGCAATCCCTTGGACATCCTCCGCAGTTTCCAAGGCTGACTTACAAACCTCAATACTCTTTTTTGCTAGAGCAAACCCAGCCGCGATGGTTATGGGATCGACCATTAATTAATACCCCGCGCTTTATCTTTTAACTTTTCAACATCGCCCCTTAAAATTTTCACATCTTCTCGAAGGCGTTTAATGTTTACACCATTGGAAAGACCAGCTTCGATGCGTTCTTGTATTTTCTCTTGCGCTTTAGCCAACGCCTCAATTAAAAGAAATTGCTCTTGGTCAGAAGCACTAGTCCCTAACTGGCCTCTAGGATGTAGTACCCGAAATTCATTATTTTTTTCAATATCAACTTTCAAGCCACCTAGTCCATTTTTGAGGTCTTTACGCACTAACTGCTCATTAGTCTCTAAGCGATTCAACCTTTCTACAACTCCAAAATATCCCCAAACACCAACAGACACAGCCGCCACGATAGAAATTAAATTCCTGATGGGCATCGATATAGCAGAAGTGTCGCTCACGCTAATATTATCTGCCATTATTTATTTTCCTAAATGTTCAACTGGAAGCCATTTTTCGCCTGATGTTCCACCATCATATTTCCTTAATTTTAACTTTCCTTGCTTGCACTCCCACCTCGCGCCAACGTGCATTTTACCTTGAGAGCGCAGTATTTTACGTTTTACCTTTAAGCACTCAGCCATGCCCCCTCTGGGGGTGTATTCTTTCAACTGGCCTGACAAAAACATATGCAGAATCCAGCCAGCAAAGACTTTTTCCTCTGAATGAGAAGAATTAATCTTGCCAAAACATATGATAAATAAGAAGACCAATAATAATAATTTTGCCATAGTCTATATTCCAAATTTCAGATCGGCCACCAAAAGTGTTTTCCCACCAGCGTAAAATCTTGTCCATCCTTATCCCTTCCAAATTATTCCAGATAACAAAAGAATTATAGCTCCAGCCGAACTCATTAACACTAGTTCAATACGTTTTAATCTGCCTGTTACTGACTGCCATCGTTCCTGGCAGACAGATTCATGGGTCTTTAGATGGGCAGAAAATTTAGCTAAATCTTTTCCCAATAATGCTAAGTCTTTTGATATTTGTTCTCCAAATAATTTAGGTTGTTTCATTCTTCTAACTCAGGCCATTCATAAAGAACTCCAGTTTTTGTAAAACTTCCATCATTATTTGCTATGGTTTTAATAAACAAGGCTTCTATCGCATCGGTATCTGCCGCATTATCAATCGCTGTTTCCATCTCTGTTGCTTTTGTTCTTATTGCATCTCGCCATGTTTGAATGTTAGAAGGGATAGCTGTGTCTTTATCTGT